TTACTAAATTGATTATAAGCGTTAAGCATCTCAAATTTAGAGACAAATAACTTACAAATATCTTTTTCTTTTAATTGCATTTTAAACCTTACTTTATTATATTTACGTCTCGTTAAGAAAATGATAATGTATGAATATGATATTTAGCGCAATAGATACGGCTTTAATAATTGGAATTGGTCTTTTTTCTATTGTAGGGATTGTTTTCACATTAAATTGTTTTGTAGATAGGTTACAGAAAGATTTAGCTGAAAAATTGCGTAAAGACATAGAACAAATAAAATGACGTTAAAACGATATGGAACATAAGTTAAAAGGCAAATTAAAAGATTACGTATATGCATTACAGCAATGGGAGGCTAAATATCCCGAGTTGGATGTTGAGTTAATTAGTTTACCAGAGCCAGAGAATGCAAAAGCATTTGAATTAGTTATTACAATAGAGCCTAAAGCGATTTAATTAAAAAAGCTGTTCATTCTTTTAGTTGGTTCATAAGGCCATTTATAGAATACACTTCTTTTAATTATGAATTTAGCTACTTTTTTTCTAGAACTAAGGGTGTGCAAATAAATAGCCATTCTTGAAGCTAGCATATTATCGAATAGAATATTTGTTAGGGTATAAGGGCTATATACTTGACCTTGATTATCTCTTAAGTATCGCATTATGATTCGTAGGTTATGAAGCCGTTTTATTTGAACAGGCGATAATTTACGCATATAAAAACAAAAATATGAAATTAAAGCGTATTATATCACATCTTTATTTATTGTGCAAAACTTGCAAGTTCATTTTTTTGTAGAGATAGAGGCATAATACTGTTTCATATCATCTAAGTTAATGATTGCTATAGAGTCATCAAAGTTATATGCATTTTCCCAAGGCAATTCCATACAAATCAGATCTTTTAGCCATTTAGATTTACGATGTCCATAAAACTTTAAGACTGAGTCAATAGTTTCTTTTTGAGTATCATTTAGCTTTGATATATCTGCATTTAAAATGTCTGAAATGTCAAACTGCCCAACATGTACCTCATAAAGCTTTGGACATATTACCCCATTAATTTTAGCTTCTATTGGTTCGTTAAACAACGGAGCATCATCCCATACTAAAGACCAAGCTTGGCAATAATACACAAGGCTTTGAAGCTTCATACAGGGAATACAACCTAATTTAGTTAAGATGTATTTACTCACGTCAAAAACATTTACTGCCATTAGTTATTTACTTTATAATAAAAGCTATTTTTAACTTTTATTCTTTTCACCTTATTTTGCAAGATTAGTTTAACGAAAGATGAATGCACCTGAGAAACAGGCACACCCATCAACTTTGCTATTTCTTTTCCTGATAAAGGTTTGCTTTGATTATTAAGCAAGTACAAAAGGCTGCTATAAGATAATAAGCTCATAAATGATCTGCTTCTAATTGTTCGTTTAAATCTTCGAATATTTCTCTTAAGCTTTTTACTTCATCTTTTAAAAAGTTTAATTCTTTTATCAATGCATCTAATGATTTATCTCTCATGCTGTTACCTTTTGTTTTAATAGTTTGGTTTTCTTATATAAGCCTATAATCTTTTTTCTAATGGTTGGTTTTTTAGCCTCTCTTAGATATCCTATAAACTTAGCCCTTTTTGCTGATTCTATTTGTTTAAGAAACTCATTATATCTTGCCTGAGCATTTTCTAAATTTCGCTTTTCTAAGTTATATAGATATTCTGAGTATTCTAATTCATACAATAGTTGATCTTGCAAATTTGCAGCCCATTCCTGCTCTTCATTCATAGGCTCTTCATACATATAATTATCTGACATGATTAACACTCCAACGCATAATAAACATGCATTTCTTCAGCTTGCTTTAATGCTGAGTGCATATCTTGACGCAATCCATTACACACACATGCAAACCCATCTAATTTAGCTGACATATCTTCAAATATATCAAAAATTTCTTGGCTGCTTTTTGTAACGGCTTTTGTGTTTAAATACTTTATATCTTCGCTTATAGATCTCCAAGCGTGATTCATTAATTCAAACGAAGTATTTACGGACTTTCTAAAGTCATCGCTTAATAAAAATTTTTCTGTTGTATCAATCATTTTCGAACCTTTTTTGTTTGTTAAATATATAATAGAACATATGTTGCACCATATATATGCAAGTAATATATACAAAAGTTGTACAGATGTCAATACCCCCCACATCAAAAAGTTACATTATTGTTAAACCTTAACCTTACCTTAAAATAATTAAATTATATTAACAATACCTATTGACACTTTTGAGACAAATAAGATAAGCTAAATTTTAAAATCATAACAATTTGAAAAGCCTTTTGATATGCACTCTTCCGAGTATTACGCAACTATAAAAGCGAAATTTCACGAGATTTTAGAAGAAAGTCGCGGCATTATATCTGTTGCTGCTAAAAAAGCAGGCATACATCTTGATACTGTTTACCGTTGGAGACGTGAGGATGAAGAGTTTAGAAATAGGATAGACGCAGTGCGTGATACTGTAGATGATTACTGTGAATCTAAGTTGCTTGAACTGATAGAAGAAAAGCACCCAGCTACTTTGATATATGTTGCTAAGACTAGATTAAAGCATAGAGGATATGGCAGCGATGTGACAATTACTCCTACTACAATCATACAGCAAGATTCAACCCCTCTTAATAAAGATGAACATGAGATCTTAGAGAAATACATAAAGCAAAGGGTTGAGGAAGAAAGGGCAAAAGAATTAGCAAATCAAGGGGGTTAACTTGGTAATTATAATTAACCCTGAAAGATTAGTAAAAATGGTTAAAGCGCCTAATGCTGATAAATCCGACATGGCTCTCTTAATTGATGAAATGATAAACAAAATAGATTTATTGCATGATGCTTGTCTTGATGATCAATTACCAGATTCTGAGACAATTAAAGATTTAACAAGGTTAACTAAATCAATAGATAAACTTTGTTTCACTATAGATAACTATAGATATTTAAAACAAAATCAACATTTTAAAAGGTAGTGATATGAACGTAGAGCCAATAAATATTCCAAGCACTCAATTCCAAGAAATGGCTAGAGAGATACTTAAAAACATTCATAAGCATTGCGAGCAAATAGCTGGTTTAGTTTCAGCTGAACAAGACGAAAGCATCAAAGCCCTTGAATCATTATTTCATATTAGGAATGAGGTCATCTGTCTTAAAGATAACCTCGAATACGGTCAAAGAATAATAGGATCTAAGTTTTAATTACTAGATTCAGGCTCTGCCTCTTTAAAGTGATCAGGCGTAACAGGCATTAGCACTAATAGCTTTTTGTTTTTAGCTATGATGTAAACCTTTGTGTCTGTTTCACTTATTTCTTTTGCTATTGAGTGTAAGTTAGTTTTAGCGTTAGTTAATGTGTATACTTTCATTTTAATTACCTTTGTTTTCTTTGTTGTTTATGGTTATTGTCACTAGTAAATAAGAATCAATGTCAGCAATATCTTTTTTTGTAAATAAATGTTCGTATTTTTGGATGCGCTGATTTACACTTTGCCCAAGCTCTTCAATTATTGCAGAGTATTTTGCCTCATTTACGTAATCACCTGACCATTTGCAATGTTCAAGTTCTGTCAAGAATTCTTCTAATCGGTTAAAATCATACTTAATATTAATAATGTTTGCTGCGTCAATGTGATTTATATTATTCATTTTGTTTACCTTTGCTTTCTTTTTTTGTTTGTCTGCATCCTTTGCATGGATGTAGTTATACATGAAAGCGGTCGTGATGTCAACCCTTTTTTATTAAAAAAATGAAAAAAATGCAACCTTTTTTATTATTAAAGTAAAACTACCGCTTTCTTTGGCGTATAGAGCGCATTATATAGCCTGTGTTACGCACTGATTTAATTACATCCTCGCCAGTAGTACTTTTTCTTAATAGGGCGTGCCTTAATCTTGTAACGTGTACGTCTATGGTTCGAAAGTTAATAGTGCTTTGTGCGCCCCATATCTTTTCTATTAGAACAGCGCGCGATTGAGTGACATTAGGTTGCTCCATCATTACTTGAAGCAATTGGAATTCTATTGGAGAAACGTTTACCTCGCCGCCATCTCTTGTTACTGAGTGATTGAGTAGATCCATTTGTATATCATCGAACACTAATACTTTATCTGAGAAAGCTGGTCGTATCCTACGCAATACCGCTTTGACCCTAGCCATTAGTTCAACAGGGGAAAAGGGTTTAACTATATAATCATCTGCGCCTTTATTCAGCCCCTCGATCTTATCGTATTCTTCACCTCTAGCTGATATCATTATAATAGGAATATTAGCAGTAATATCGTTATGCCTAAGTAGCTCGCATATTTCTACCCCTGTTATCGTTGGTAGCATCCAATCTAACAATATTAGATCTGGATTCTTTTGTAATGTGTATTCCAACACTTGTTGCCCATCTTCTAGGATATGAACCTTATAACCTAGCCTTTCTAAGTTATATTTAATTACTGTTGAGATTGAGGCTTCATCTTCTACAACTAAGATAGAAGGCTTTAATGTTTTAGGAGGTTGGGTCATCATGCTAATTCCACTTGTCTGTTTTCTAAATAATCTTCTATGCGTGAGGTAGCTGATATGTCGATTGGTCTAACCTTGGCATTAAAACTAAAGTTGCATTTTAGTTTGCTAATGAAGTAATCATCTAATGTAATATACATATTGCTAAAAAATTCATTAACGTTATTAGAGTGTTTGAATAAAGCTGTAGCTACTATAGAAAAAGCTCCTAAGAAAGCAACAGCTTCATAGTTAATAGACCAGCTAACACTTGTAAATATATACAGCGTCATAAGTAACAGCATTTTGTTTTCTGTTGTGTTAATATAATGTTTCATCTCTGTTACCGCCTCTTGATTACCAGCATATTCCATTCTTTCTTTTATTTCTTTTGCGTGTGCTATGCAAGGTTTACTAAGCAAGAAATTTTCTATCTCACCATATTTACCAGTCCAGTAGATTGGCACGCCTCGCATAACGTTATCATTTACTTCTAATTGATAGCCTGCTCTTACTAGATATTCTAAAGCACCCCAGTTTTTTGCATCTAAGGCGGCTGCTACTTGTGTTTGTTTCATGTGATTTATTATTATTTTGTTTGGTTATGTTGAATTTAATATCATGAACTTCAATATAGTCCAATAGTTTCTATTTTGTGTCTATTTTTTGCCAGTTCGTCCAATCTGGTGCATCAATATTTCCTAACTCTCTTAAATATTTGCTGCGAAATAACCTACGATTAGCTGCTTTATGCCACAAAAGCAGGTTTATAGTTGGAGTCAAATTGCGCACTATGTGAAAGTGAAATCTTTTATCTTCTTCAGTATGTTCATCAAGATATTCTGGAAAAGCCGATAACATTTTAAGCATTTTGTTTTCTGCCTCTGCTAATTTCGAAGCGTGAAACGCGATATCCCTTGCTGTCTTTCCTATGCTTTTTGATAGCCCACCGTTAAATTGCCTATTCATAATGTCTATTAATCGTCTAGCACTTATCTTATCTAACATCATCATCTGCCCTCCAAAAAAATATTCCTGTATATCTATTCATCAATTTATACCCTGATGATTCCCATTTCTTTAATTCGTTAATCATAATACTTATATGGTTATTCTTAAATTCTGTAATTGTCATAGGAGCACCATATAATGACTTTTCATCATTAAATACAGACTTTGCTAATTCATCATTATTCATCATTTCGAAGAATCTTACCATATCACCTGCTATTCTTTCCACATGGTGAAAGCATGTGTGTATAGAAAGTAAATCTTGCTTTAAGGTATTTAACTTTACCTTTTGCTTTTTTTCAGGCAATTTTTTTATTTCTTTATTATTAGGGAATTGTTGATCAAAATATTTTAATGCTGCTTCAACAAAGTAGACAATTTCTTTTGCTCTTAGTACAGAAAACCCAAGCAATCTTATTGCCAAAGTATCTGAATACGAAGACCATCCAAAAGAATTGTATTCCCTTATTAAGTTCATTAAATCTTTTTCTTGAACATTAATAGATGTCATAATGATTTGTATTGGTTTGTTTATGGCGTCATCTTAGCACAATTGAAATAAATAGCAATCTAAACCGTTGCTAAAACCGCCGAAATGTTGTACAATTTAATCAAATAATCAAAAGGAATAAAAATATGAGAGTGTACACAATTAGCGAGGCAAGGGAAAAACTTTTTAAAATAGCGCAAGCTACTTTAGATACCCAGCAACCTGTTATGATATCATCAAAGAAACAAAGGTTAGTATTGATGTCAGGGGATGATTATAATGCTATGCAAGAAACGTTTTACATTCAATCAGTTAAGGGATTAGAAGAAAGCATATTAGAGGGGGCGAAAGAGCCTTTATCTGAGTGTGCAACTGAAATAAACTGGAATGCTAAATAATGTATAAGTTATATTATACCAAACAAGCGGTTAAAGATGCCGCGCTTTTAAAGGGTGCTAACTTAGATGTTAAGTGTCAGCATATGCTAGAAGAGCTTTCTAAATGCCCTTATACTGCCCATTATGAAAAGCTAATAGGTAAATTAAAAGGTTGCTGTTCTAGAAGAATTAATATAAAGCACCGATTAGTTTATAAGGTGTACGAATCAGAAAAGGCAATTAAGATATTGAGGATGTGGTCGCATTATGAGTGAAGCAATTTAAAACCCATCCGCAAACCTATAATAATCAAACCCTCCATTTCCAGGGGGAAGCATAGTTATATCTAGCATTCTCGCCATAGCGTCCATCATGTCATCATGTAGCCCAAGGGGGAATGGTAAATACTCTTCATGTATGAATGTTTCTATTAGGTTGATTAGCTTGCTTTCATAATTGGTTTTGTACAATGTTTTAGGTAGCCAGATCTGTCCACGTGCAAACAGAGCATCAAGCCTTGATATCCTAGATACTTTATCCAAAGTACCACCTACCTCCGTTATTGGAAAACGATAGTTACGCCTTTCCATTGCGTACTTAATCCAATCAGCATCGCATTGCATTCCATATTTCTCATAAATTACCCCTAGAGGGTTATATTTCTTATGAAGGTCAAATAGTATATCCTCTCTTTCTTTTACGTCTAGACGGTCTCTAATAATGTCTAGAATGTATATGTTTTTATCCTCACCTATTCCTACTACTATGATCGCAGTGTAGTCGGATGTTTTCTTTTTAGCATTAGCAGGGTCTATAAAGATGTATTTATTGAGTGTAGCCATGTTTACATTATCATAGAATTGCAGCCATTCTTTACGGAATATACCGCCGCCCGATGGGCTAGGTGTTTGCTGATACTGCCCTGCAAAGCCATAAGTGCCTAATTCTATTTGAAGACGTTTAACCTCTTTTTCCCCTATACGATCTTCATGTAATAAATCCCCTTCCTTTCTTTCTTTGTAGAACTTTCCTTTTTGGATTATTTCATGTTGCTCTGCGATAAGTGGTATTTTTAAATGTTCCCATCCTGCCTCTTTAGCAAGCAAGTGACCTGATAAATCATTCTCATGCAGCCTTTGCATTATTACTATTATCACGCCCCTTTTAGGATCATTCAGACGTGTACTAAACACTTGATCAAACCAGCTATTAGCATTCTCTAAAGCAACTACGCTATTTGCTTGATCGGCATTAAGAGGATCGTCCACAATAAGAAAGTCAGCACCAGATCCTGTTACAGATCCCCCTATAGATGTTGCTATTCTATAACCCCTTTCTGTAGTCATAAACTTAGCCTTAGTGTTTTGATCACTTAGCAATTCGCATTTAGGAAACACATTCTTAAACCATGGAGCTGTAACAATCAAACGGCTGTCTATAGAAAACTTTTCAGATAGCCTTTGTCCATATGATGCACACATTATTTGAGTCTTAGGATCATGCCCCAATAACCACGCAGGAAATGCAACAGATGCAGCAATAGATTTCATAAACCTAGGAGGAATATTAATAATTAACCTAGTTATTTCCCTTTTTTGACACGCTATTAAGTACTCGCATATCAAATCAATATGCCAATTAGATAAATATGTTGTCCCAGGGGAAACGGTATTAAACACTTGATGCGTAAATAAAGGCAGGCTTTCATGCAATGCCTTGTGAAAGCTACTTCGATTATAAGCTGATTCCATATAACTACAAATATGTTCATATCTAAATAATATATTGCATATTTAATAAGTATTGTTAATATTATTTTAACAAACAGAATAAAAGTCTAATAAGTGAAGTCAAATATCGATATATTGAAAGCGGCTCATCAGGGCATTATTGACAACTTGTTAGTTACTCAATGGTGGCGAACGAACGAGATTAGAGATAATTACGGGTTATATGAAGGCAGTCAGTGGTTACAAGCTGATTATTCTCGTCAGATAGCTAATAATATGCCTGCTAGAACTATCAATAGGATACAGCCTATAATAGATGCTGTGTCAGGGTTTCAGATACAAAACAGATCTGAAGTTAAGTTAGTGCCACGTATTACATCGGAGCAAGAGGCTGGATTTAGTGATTTGGGCAACGATGGGATTAAGTGGATTCAAGACGTATCTAACTATAACATGGTTAAGAGTTTAGCCTTTACTGATATGCTTATCTGTGGACTAGGGTTTATAGAGTACAAGATAGGATACGGAGACGGCAAGCATTACGATAGCAATAATAGCGATAGCGGTACACCTTGGTGCGAGCGTGTGTTTCCTTATTTTATGATATGGGATGTTACTACTAGGGGGAAAAACTTAGAGGGTGCTAATTGGATATGCAGGGCAAAGATAGTTGATAAGCAGCAATTGGCAGAACTTACCAAGGGCATGGATCCAGAGGATATGAGTGCTGTTGATGCTGAGTTTGGGGCGTCTGTTGATGCAAGGTTTTTAGATTTCTTCAACACTGTTATGGTAGTTAAATCACTAGGGGTGATATATCATTATCAATGGAGAGAAAAGAAAAAGTTCTACAAGATAAAAAACCCATTATTAGACTTTGAGGGCGATCCTGAAGATGTGCGTACTAAGCAAGTGATGGAGTTAGCGACTACTTTACAAGACCTCTATACATTCAACCCTATTTCAGATCAATTCTTAGTTATCCCATCATCGGACTACAACGAAGTTCTAGAGTTATTTCAAATGGTTGGTTATTACCAGTTAGAAAGAATGGAAATACGTAAGTGGGTGTATTACAGAGCTGACATAGTTGGCAATTATGTTCTAAACAAAAGCGAGAACTTTTCTCAGTCTGGTTTTTCTATTCAAGCTATATCTGGTAAATATGATGAAATACGTCAAACATACTATGGATTAGTAAGGTCAATGAAAGAGCCACAAAGGCTTTTAAATAAAGCTGTGTCTGACTACGAGGGCTTTTTACTTACTATACCAAAGGGCGGCGTATTTATCGAAAGCGATGCAGTACCTTCATTAGAAGGCTTTATACAAAGGCAGCGCAAATAACTGTCGTTAGCCCAGGGACGATCGCTAATAACAAAATACAGGCTAAGGTTGCACCTCCTATACCGCAAGGGCTGCTTGATATGATTCAATATGCAAACAATGCTATGATGGAAGTGATAGGTATTACCCCTGATTTCATGGGGCAGGTCGATAGTAAACTTATGACTGCTCAGCTCAATTCTCAATTAGTTAGGCAAGGTATGATGGTACTAGCACCTTACTTTGATTCAGTAACATTATTCACGCAGCAAAACGGCTTATTGTTTTTAGACATACTTAGAGTGCTATTAGACAACGAAGAGGGTCGCTTGATAGGTCATATTACCCCAGAGGGTAATAAAGTTAACGTACCCCTGTTTAAAGAGAATCTAGCACCGCAATATGATGTTGTTGTAGAAGAAGTTCCTATGACACCAGACGAGAGACAAAGAACATTTGAGAAATTGATGGAGTTAGCACAATTATTAGCTAATAAACCAAACCCTGTGGATATAGCACCGCTTGTTATGGAGTATGCACCGCTTAAAGAAAACGAGAAAAACGCTATTAAGACGATGATGGAGCCTACACCACCACCGCCACCAGATCCATTACAAGTTGCATTGTTAGAGTCAGAGGTTGGATTAAAACAATCATTAGCACAAAAACAATCAGCTGAAGCTATGAAATATAACATGGATGCATTGTTGAAAGAAAAAGAGTTGAACTACAAAGATCAGGAGTTAAGCAGTGATATTATTAAGCAATTACGGTCTGCGGAATATGACAAGGCTAAGGCGATGAAAGAAATACAAGGCATGCATTTTGATAGAGCCGAATTAAAACAATTGAAGAAAGAAAACAAACAATCATTATAGGAGTTCGTTATGAGCGAAAATAAAAACGATGGTGGCATAGTAATTATGACCAACGATGCGCCTAAACCACTAATAAGCCCTGAAGAAAAGGCGGCACAATTTAGAAAAGAGCTTGAAGCTTTATCCAATCCACAACAACAAGAGGTTACAAACAATGAAGAAAACGGACATAATAGTATTGACAATAGCAGCAATGATGATGGGGGTGATAATGTCGACCTTAGCGAATATAATAATGAAGATAATGGAAGTAAATTAGAGGAAGAACCTGAGGTAGAGGCTGTTTCTCACTCTATAACTAAAAAAAGGTTTAACAAAGAGTTACAACGCAGAAAGGAAATAGAAGCAGAGCTACAAAGAGAAAGGGAAGCTAGAATTAGAATGGAGACAGAGCTAAATCTATTTAATGAAGCTGCGAAAAAACTACAAACTAAAAAAGAAGATGCATTAGAAATCAATCCACTTGATGAAGAGGCACATTCTTATTACGTAAGCCAAATCAATGCTCTTAAATCTGAGTTTGAAACTAAGTTAGAGCAAATGAATAAAGCTCAAACACAAACACGCTTTGAAACCACTGTAAACAGTCAGGCAGAAAAGTTTAAAAAAGAACATCAAGACTTTGATGATGCATATAAGTTCGTAATAGACACTGAAATTAAAAACGCAAAATTAATAGGATTAGATGAAAATGAAGCTTATGACTTTGCTATTTCTAAGTTGCAGCCGATTGCTTGGAATATTTACAATAAAGGTGGCAACGTTGCTGAATCAGTGTATAACATGGCTAAGAACTATGGATATAATGCCAAGGGAGCTAAAAAAGCTTCTAACGTTAATATTGATAGTATCAATAGAAACAGTAAAAAGTCCGCATCGGCTATTGATGATGTATCTGCTGCGGTGACTTCTATGTCTGTTTCTGGCGATAATTTGTTAAAGTTAGACAATTTCAACGCTTTAGATAGAAAAGATGGTAGAGGCGTAGATCCAAATGCATTCAGAAAAGCATTAGAACAAATTCAAAATAGGAGATAACAAATGACATTACCACATTATATAATTGATATTGATCTTAGTATAGTTTTAGGGTTTGCATTTTTATTTTTACTTCGTCGAGAAAAAAAAATAACTTCGCGCTTACGCAAGGTATTAGATCATTTAACAACTCACAATAAGTTATTAGATCATTTAATAACTGACGATACTGTTTTATCTAAAAAAGTTGATTTAGATAAATGGCTAAAAGAAGAAAATTGGAATATTATGCAAGCTAGTTGCATTTGTGCAGGATACGAGCCACCTAAAGACATAACAACTAATATTATTTCTCAAATAGGAGTTTGTTATAAAAACCCAGATACCAAATATTTTGTAAACTTATTTGGACAAGAACAATCTTATGGCCCTGATTATAGCTACACTCAAATAAATTTTATTTCATTAGATAAAGATGTACAACCTATTGTTACAGGTCAGCCATCGTATTTTATTAATCTAGCTATAAATGATAAATCTGAATTGTTAAATCCTAAAATTAAAGCTAAATTCCGAAAGTATTTAGTTTTAAAGGAACTTCAAAATAGGAGATAACCTACATGTTAGAAGTATTTAAGAGATTTGGCTTTTGGTGGCTTGTCAGCAATGCCCGTTTGCGCAGTATCTATTATAATGTTAGATTTTATTTTAGAAAAGAAGATTTCCATGTAAAACACCGACCAATAACACAAGATGAATTTACAAGGATATTAGGATACGTGCCTGCTATTTTAAAAAAAACAAGAGATTAAACCAGTTGCAAAAAGAGGGCGTAAGAAGAAAGTGTCTGTGACCTAAACAAGATTAACGTTTCACACTTGTTTGTTTTTGCGTTAATATATGCCTCAAAAGTTACAATAGGCATTTTATGAACCAAATTTCATCTTACATATTGAGCATCTTGCTTATCATTGCAATCGTCGCAGGGTGCTATTTGTTTGTAGAGGCAGTAAAAATAGGTATGATTATCTTTTCAATCCTGTTCGTGCTTATAGTCCTACCCGAAATCTTTGAAATCAATAAAGAGTTAAAAAAACAGGCGGAAGCCAGAAAACTTTACGACGACGAAGACAATCAATAATCAATTATTATGAATAATATTCTTCATTTGTTAAGAATATGTTGCAATCTTCACATCCTTAATTTACTATTTTTACAGGTAAGTTCTCTTAGGTCAGCGTATGACCTTTTCTATTCGTGAGTCAACACGGTAAACATGGCAGAGATTAGCAACTCTATAAAAGGTTCGTGAGTCAGCACGGTAAACATGACACGCCACAGTCGAGACAACCAGACAGAATCATCATAACAATATAAAATAGGTTTTATAATATGGCAGTGACATATTTTAATTCCTCTGATCCTCAGGTCGTAAAGCTGTGGAGTAATAGAATCTATCGCGATTTTGTTACAGACACACACAT